TTCTCTACTGAGTTATGAGTAAAGATTTTAGGTTTATGGTTCTTTTTAAAATATTCGTTTAATGTATTCATAGATAGTATTATATCACATAATCTATGACAGGTCAAGCACTATGTACTTCTATGAAGTGTCAGCATATCGTTTATCTCGTCTTTACTGACTATACCGAGAGTTCAGTTAGGGTTATACTCAACGTATTGAGTTTTACCTTGATCGTTTCTAAATGCTCTTAGCGTTTGTTTTCTGTTATCAGTAGGACTCTTGTATGAGCAATGAATCCACCCACTATTAGGTTCTTCTGGTTTGTGGTATTCCAATATGAGTTGGTCAAAATCTAAGTTCTCTATAATCCATTTTGCTAGTTCAGCATTCGGAGTCCCAAATATTTCAAAGTCGGCGGCTTGCCCCTTGGCGTGCTGTGAGTTTGTAGATGATCCTATTGCAACGCATAAATCTTCACTTCTAAATCCGCTAGAAATGGTTACTGGTGTAGCATACTGATCTCTAACAGGTTGTAGTATGTTCTCACATAACTTTTGTAATCCTGTAATCTGATCGTCATTAGGATTATTATTAATACCTTTACGTTCAGCCGTTTGACTAGTCGTCATTTCTTTCAAGCTAAAATTCTTACTTAGTTTCATTTGATATCCTTTGATTGATTATTTGCCACGAGTAATCTGTACAATTTTTTTCAATTGTGCTTCGATTACTTCTGCTCTATTCGGCCAGTGAATATAAGCCTCAGGTGATTTTGCTAATTTGATTAGTAGAGGTATGATAAGTTTTTCTAGTTTCTTAAAGTCTTCTTTGTACTCTTTACCTAGATTATCTTTTCTGAGATCGTACTCATCATCCATTTGTTTCTTAGCGATCTCTAATTCTGTTTCGTTCTTAGCAACTACTGTTTCTTTTGTTTCGTTTGTTGCTCTTAATAGTTTATCTAGTTTTGTTTCTAGTCTATTGATAATCTCACTAGACACAGCTTTGCCCACACCGTCTGCTGTCGCCTTGACAACTTCTTTTGTAGCATCTGAGTCTGCTTTACTTTCTGTTGCTGGTTTCTGTTTAACTGAGGTAAAACCCCAATCGCCATCAGCATCAAATCCGTCTAAAAAATCAAAATCTGCCATACTACTATTTATACTTTCTTCCCTGCTCTTATACGTCTATGTTTGTGTATTATTTTATCAACTTGTGTGTCTTTTACTGACTTCTTACCATATTGGGATGCTAGATTACTTGCTGGGTGAGCATCTGTAATCTTTGATAGCACGTCTTTCCAACCACGATCAGTATGACTATCTATATGACCTACGCTAGATACAATGTTTAATGTTGTAGGTGGTAATATCTTAATATGTTTCTTCTTGATAAACTCTTCCATTTCAGAGATTGACATCAAGTCTGTATATTCTTTTTTAGTTCTTGTATTTAAAAATCTATAAGTCGGCATTTATTCCTTCACTATACCACTCAGGTATACTTGTTTTCCATGTTGCAAAATCCTTCTTGTATTTCACATAGTAATCTCTATAAGCAATAATACTATCTTCATTCTTTACATCATCAGGCATTGCTTGTGTTGGTTGATTAAAAGGAATATTTAGGGGTATATTTTTAGGGGGGTTTCTCAATAGTTCTTTTAATAAAGTATATGACTTATGATCTTTGCCATATCTTAATTTAAATTCTTCATGTAGGTGAGTCCACATCTGATACAACCATTGATAGTTGTAGGCATTGTTTCTAACCCATATTGCACTCGGGTGATTGTAATGACAAGCCTTGTAAACAGTTGCTTCTTCATTAGCGTTCTGTAATTTATATCTCTTAATGTTTCTACCTGCTTTTGTTTTACCTTGATACATGATACCATCAAGCATTCTATGAGCAGTTGACATTAGTTGAGCATATTCAATAAGCATTTTAACAACGTGTTTATCTAAGTGTTGTTCTGCACAAATCTTTGGGTTTTTATGTAAATAAAATATGTTCATGCGATTATTATATCACTTTTTTTTAGGTTTGTCAAGCTTTTTTATTTCATCTGAAGATAAACAAGATTTAAAAAACGAAGCTATTGAAGCTTTATTTTCTTTTTTATTATTTTGTTTTTCTAACTTATCAACCATCTTTTGCCACTCTTTGGCGTCTTTGTCTGTTACCGTCATTTCTGTTAATCACCTCTTTTCTGTTCAAAGTATGAAGTTCGATTATACTTCACACATAATTTTCTGAATACATTGTACCAGAAGTTCTTTGACCAATCGGTCGTTGAATTTGTACACGCTTTTTCAGCGTTTAATATCTTTTTCATTTCCATTATATCACCTATTGTAACATTGTTAGTTTCATTATCTCTTATCATTTAAAGGTAAATGATCCTTCTTCATTATTTTCTTATAACAAGGTTCGCAAAATTGAACCAGTATCGGTCCTAATTTACCTACTAGTGTTTTTTCTTTATCGTGTGTAAATGATTTTACACATACTGAGCATTTATGTTTTGCCATTATTTCTCCTCCATTTTTCTTATTAGTTTAATCATTCTTATCACTCTCTTATCATAGTCTTCTGTGGTAGAGAATTTGTCTAGTGTTTTAATAAGCACAAATGAGTCAAGTGATTTATTACCTTCAAACATTAACTCTCTGGTAACTCTAAACTTCTCATATGCCGAGTGGTTGTTCAGTAAATCAACATAGTACTTAACACTATCACATTTACTAGCGAACACTTTAACGCCCCAACCAGGCCACTTCTCAACGCCCATAGGTAATAGATGAGGTGAAGATTCTTTCCACGTTCTAATACCAAATAGGTTATTTGCCTTTTTAGCAAATCTACTTGTACCCCAACCAGACTCTAACGCCGCCTGACCTATTATCATTTCATAGGGTATTCTTAAATGTTTAGGTGTAGTAAAGTTAATATAATTAATACACTTATGCATTGATCTCACAAACTGAATATCATTATTATAAACAAACTCAGGTTCTTGTAGATCCATTTCTTTAATTGTTTCTACATAATACTTATCAAGTTCAGTATTAACTTCTGCAACCGCTGTTCTGTTAGGATTAAAAGTACCCCAAGCAAAACAGATCATACCTAATACAGATAGACCAAATAGAACCTTAGTGTAAAACCAAGTTCTATCTACCCATCTTTGTAGTTGTATTTTATTAGGCAACTTTGCCTTCTTTGATAACATTTCTAATATCCTTGATTGTTTTCTTTTTATCTATGTCAAGAACATACCACTTAAATCTAACCATATGTTCGTTAGAGGGTCCTACATAATCAATCTCATGTTTTCTCTCAAAAGTTAATAAACCTTTTAGATATAAACTTACGATATCATCTAAGGTTTTCTCACTTTGTTGTTTAGGTATTGTAGGTGTCTTAAACTGACCTTTACCTTTTACTAATAGACTTAATATTTCTTTTTGTTTAGCACTTAGTTTCATAATGTATTTATCTTTCGTTTAGTTTTTGTATTGTTTTCTCAGCCTCATTTGGTTCTACTTCTACTTTTTTTTCTCTATTTACTAGAGATAAAACCACGACTAAAATCGATATGACTAAAGTCGTGGAAAGCAAGAAGAATAAAATTCCTTGTGTTAGTGTCATTAATACTTTTGCAATTCTAACATTGTCATTGGCACTCTATAAGTCATATCATTTTTTACAAGTTTAACTAAACATCTTGATTGCATAATTTTAGTAATCGTACCAAGAGTCTTTTTAGTTTTTTGTACAATATAAACTTTTGCACCGACTAGCAATTCTTCTTTGATTTTTGATTTTTTGATAAACTCAATGTTATCTTTCAAAGTGTTCAATTGAGCAACTGACATCTTTTGTAGTTTTTCATATAGTATCATAATGTATATCCTTTTGTTCGTTATTAAGTGTATATCCTATCAGAGTTTGATACAAAAGTCAAGCACTATTTACATAAAAAAACCCTTATAAATCAACGTTTATTGAAATATAAGGGTTCTTAAATGAGAACAAAACGTGAACACTAGACTGGAAAAGACGGTCTCTTTTCTTTTTTCATAAAATTATCGTCCCAATTGAACGCTTCTTTTACTAGATTCGCTGTGAATCCTTTGTACTTAGTGTTAATCTTTTTATTTACAACTGTAATCAGAAACTCAGCTTCTTCAGCACATAGTCCTTCTAACATCTGAATAAAAAGTAATTCTTTCTTAGATTGTTTTATAGTATTATCACCATTCTCTGTGAAAAGATATAACCTCTTGGCTTCTTGACCTAGTACTGTATGTTCGGTACCTACCGGTGCGTCATTTACAGTATAAGGCACTTCGCCTTTTGGTATTGCCCATTTAATATCTGGATGAAATGCACCTTTTAAAACCTGTCTTAAAGGAACCGAATCGTGATCTCTTAATACTTTTAGTTTTCTAGGTTTATCTTTTGCATTATTAACTTTCATAGCAATTTCACTCATTAAAGGTGGTACGCCTCTACCTGATTCTGATAGTGCTGCCATACCTTTTTTACTTGCTAATGCTGGGTGTGACACCTGTTGTGGTGCTTGTGCTTGTTCGTTTTGTGCTTGCGTTTGTTGTCTTACCAAGTCTGGATTTGCAATTGATCCATCTGGATTTCTTCTAATTATAACCATTTTTTTCTCCTTAACAGTTCTTTCGAAGCCTAGAATTCGTCTATGACTTCAATTAAAGTTTTAAGTTTTTTGTTTATAAAATAACCTAGAATCTTATCTCTAGTTGCTACTTCAAAATTTTCAAACTCACGATTTATCTTGTCTTCTAATTCCTTAGGAATACAATTCAAATCTATTAATGTTTTATTTCTTTCGTAATTCGCTTGTTCTTGTTCGTTAAAGGTAGGTACGATCTCATTGCACCATGCCTCTATCTTCTTTTTACTTAAAGGTGTTTGTCTTCTACCTTCAATAAAAACATTGTCGTCTGATAGTACGTTTGGTATGCCATCGCTTCTATCACCTTTTAGTATATGCTCTCTAATATATAGACTTGGATTTTCATCTTGACCTACAAACTTATTAAGCACAGGATTGTATTGTTTTATTCTTGCATTATGTAATTGTATAAAGTCTTTATCACCACTTAGTATTAGTATCTTTTCTTTTACTTTTCTCGTTAGAACAGCAATGATATCATCTGCCTCTGCTGTTTCTAATTCAACTACCTTGTAAGGTAGGAATTCTTTAATCTCGTTTTTAACTTTAGATATGATGTCGAATATCATAGTCCAATCGTGTTCAGACTTCTCTCTATTCGCCTTTCTACCTGCCTTATAGTTAGGAAATGATTTCTTTCTCCATACATTACCACTATCACAGGCGATAACCATATCACCGTATTCTTTTCTAAACTTCTTATTGTGTCCTCTTAGACTATTTAGTACCATATGACGGACTAAATCTTCACTTAACTCCATACTATCTCTACTGAGAGTAACCATCAGGTTTGAGATCATTATTTGGTTTATATCAACGATAATCATAATTTATTATAACACATTATTTACTGTTTGTCAAGCTTTTGGTTTTTTAGATACAAATATTTTACCATAATCCATATCAGTAACCTTTTTGCCATTAGGTAATACACTTATTTTAGCAAGAACATCTGTTATAGATTGCATTGGGTGTTTCTTTTTGAAATCTCTTTTAATTAAACTCTTAATACTCTCTATTACAACTGCTAAATCTCTTAAAAAGGTTTCGTTCTTCATTGTGATGGCATTCTCTTGTAGTACATGAATGAAATCTAAAGTAAACTCCTCGACTAACTGTTCAATAAATAAATCTTCTTTTATTTTCTTAGCGTCTTCTTCACTTTGTTTCGAAGCTAAATTTGTTTTAGGTTTTCTTGCCTTGTGAGCAGGAAACATTACTACATTATTCACTTTCTTTTTTTCTTCTCTAGTTCTCGGTGTATCCATCTAACTGCTTGATATGATGTAGGTGCTCTACTTATCATTCCTCTTATTTTTTTATGTACTATTGGGTTCACATCTTGTCCATCTTTATTATTATCCACAATAAGGAAGTTTCTATGACCAAATATTCTTTGTAGTTGTCCTAAGTTCTTTTGAATCTGTTTGTGACTTTGAATAACGATTGCGTCTGGTAGTTGTCTAGGTCTACTTCTATTTCGATCTAGGGCGACTTCTAACGTTGTATTAACAAAGACCATGTGAATATCATAACCTATTTCTCTTAAATTCTGTGCTTGTTGTTGTATCTTCTCAGCATCCCTTGCCGTACTATCTATGATTAATCCTAAACGACCTTCAAGTGCCATCTTCATTTGCATACCTGCAATTTGTTTTGATCTTGATCTGATTAAATCCCTTCTCGCAATCTCTATGTCATTGTGAGTAGCAAAGTTTAATGTTATCTTTTCTTTCTTTAGTTTACTCTCAAAGGCACTATCACTATCAATTACTTTCAAACCCATACCACCTAATGCACTCTTAGAAACAAATGATTTACCTGACCCAGGTCCACCTGCTAAAAAGAAAGCCTTGAATATAGAAGGATCGTACACACCTTCTGTGATATACTGTTGAAATTTTCTCATATTACTATTTATATCTTTTCACCCTTGAAATTTACTTTACCTTTTTCCATAAAGTGTTCTACTAACTGATTGTAACCACCTATGAGTTCATCATCTATAATTATTTGTGGCATAGTTCTAACTTGTTTACCTACTGCCTCATATAGTTCTTCAGGTGTATTGAAGTCTTTACCAAACACCTTTTCCTCATAAGTTAACCCAAGGCCTTTTACCAAGGCCTTTGATTTATCACAAAAAGTACAGTTAGGTTTACTGTATATTGTTATTGTCATATTACTGAGTTTCTACGGTTACTATGCCGTCTGGTTTAGTTATGATAACAAGATCATCTATTGCACTTTCAGCTAGTTCATCAACGTTAATTGAATTGACAACATCTTTAGCAATGTATTCAGCAAGTCTATTAGCGTCACCAACACCAATCTTCAAACCAACATATACTCTATATTCGCCTGTAGGTGTTTCGTAAACTGCTTTTTCCCAAGATTCATAACCTTGAATCATTGTATCTCTAACTATGTTTACAATTGTTTCTTCAACTTTTGATACAACTTGTTTATTACCATCTTGTCCTACTTCGGTAATATATAAGTCAGTTCTCTTGTTCATCTGACCTTGTAGTTTGTCAGCAAGTTCTGCCTTAGCGATCATCATTGCCTTCTCAATTGCTAATTGTAAATCAGGACTATTGCCTTGACCTACTGAGTAGATATAAAGTTCAGCATCTTTTTCAAACACAAATCCTTTATCAACTTTAGCGTTAATGTACCATTGTGGCACTTTATCTAACGTTCTACTTTCCGTACTCGCTTCTTGTTTTACTTTGTAATTACTTTGAGAACAATTAGTTAAACCCAAAGCAAGTAAAGCGATCATTATAACTTTCATCATATATTTATTTACTTCCTTCATTTATTATTTCGATAGTTTTACCTACCATATTGGTCAAATCGACCTTGTCATTAAAATCACTCCAATGTACTGTAATGACAACAATACAAGCTATTATTACTAATAGTTTCGTCATTATTGTTTACTCCAAACACCTTTTTCGTTTAAACAAACCATCCCAGGCGTCTTAAATGGATGACTTGGTCTCGCATACGGTCTGCAATAAGCAGGCACCGTAATTCCTGAATAGTAAAACTGTGCAAATAGTTCCCAATAATTAGGACCATCATAACCGTCTTTACATTCTAAAATTTCTTCTTTAGTTGTTGTGGTAACATTACCTACAACTGTATTTGTAATCACAACTTTAATCATACAAGGGTTTTCATTTAGCCATTGTGATTTTTCACCTGCACTAGCAATACTTGCCACAACTAGTAATGATATTAAAACTATTGTATAAAAATGATATGATTTCATTATTGAATATACCATCTTCCGTCAGGTGTTTGACACGCAACACCAAACTCATTTTCTCTTTGTATAGAATACATCGGCCAACTTCTCTCAATACTTATAACTGATTCATACTCACTACATTTAACACCTTTAACTAGATATGATCTATTAATAGTAACAGAACCCCAATTACCAGTAGTTTGACTACCCCATGATACATGGGATCTTTTACCTGGTGATGTATTTAAAGTATCTACAAATACTGCCTTGTGTATATTCATATCGTCATTATAAAACATACTGGCACCTAACCATGCACCGACTACTGTACAAGCGGCCGTCAATGCGACACCTGTATTTAACATAGAATGACAAGTACCGTAACCTGCCGTGGCACCGACAACACTACTCATATGAGATTTTGTTACGGTGCTACAGTTAGTTAATGATAACAAC